ACAGGCAGGTGAGGCTTTTGATTTCCGAATCCCCTTAGCTGGCGAGGCCCGTATTGGAAAGAACTGGTGGCAGACACATTGATCCCGCATACGCGGCTGGGTTCCTCGACGGCGAAGGGTGCTTCCGTTTTCTAAGCGGCCCCCGAGTCGAAGTAAGTTCAACTTACCGTGAGATCCTATGCCAACTAGCGGACACTTATGGAGGAACCGTTGCTAAGAAAGAAGACGCAACCGAAACCTGCCGCCCCTGCTGGGGATGGGCAGTCAACGGGGATGCCTGTCGGGACTTAGTGAAGAGTGTGCGCCCTTGGCTTGTTGAGAAGGCTCACCAGGCCGACCTACTGCTCAAGGGCCACAGGTACGCCGCAAGGTCAGCAATGCGGCTCCAAGTCAAACGCGAACTGAAAGACCTGAAACGCATCCACCACCTATGGGCTCCCCCGACCTCTCCGAATACGACAGCAACGTCCTCATCAACGAGTTGCTGGACCGCTATGCCGCTCTGGTCATCTTCGGAGAACGGAAGACCAACAACCCAAAAGAACGATACATCTGTGCCGCCGAGGGACCACTCCAAAAAGTGCTGTCTCTTATTGTCAATGGCTCAGACTACGCAACCGAGATAATCAAGGAACTCAACAACGATGACGAAGACGATACTGATTGATGGAGATATTCTGGCTTACCGGACAGCAGCGGCTGTGGAATACGCTGTATGCTGGGATGCCGACCAAGACCTGTGGTCACTTACGGCTGATGCGCGTGAAGCCAAGCAGCGTATTGACCTAGAGATTGTGGCTCTCAAGCAGCGGCTGGAAGCTGACAAGGTACTGATTGCTTTCAGTGACGCTAAGAACTTCCGCAAGGAGGTCTTGCCTACCTATAAGTGGAACCGCAAGGCTACTCGCAAGCCCACCATCCTGCCGGAACTGCGGGACTACTGCATCAATGCCTACCCGACACGGGTGATCCCAAGGCTGGAGGCTGACGATGTTCTAGGCATCCTCGGAACCTCACGGACACTCAAGGGAACCAAGATCATCGTGAGTGAGGACAAGGATCTTCTCCAGATTCCTGGGTATGTCTACCGCCCCTCGGAGGACACCGTTCACAAAATCTCAAAGCAGAAGGCAGACCGCTGGTTCTTCACTCAAGTCCTGACTGGCGACTCGACAGATGGCTACACAGGGCTTCCCGGCTGTGGCCCCAAGACCGCCGAGAAGATCCTACAGGTTGGCTGCTGGGGCGAAGTGGTCGAGGCATACGAGAACAAGGGGCTCAATGAAAACGAGGCCCTTACGCAAGCACGGGTGGCGCGTATTCTCCGCGCTTCAGACTTCAACTTACGGACAAGCAAGGTAAAGCTATGGGAACCGAAGGAGGCCAAAAGTGACTGATTTGATTTCACCTTCTGATGCTGAGGCGTGGCTACGCGAACCTACAAGGTCAAACGCTATGGATGACAAGGAACTGTTTGCCTACCACGCCGCCATGTGCAGCAGAGCCCTGAAGATATGTAGGGCTAAGAACCACGACTATGCTACGGGCGGCAACGCAGGTCCGTTTGCCAACTTTGCTCGCGTTGAGGCTATGGGCGTGATGACTACCGAGCAGGGTTTCCTGGTGCGGATGATCGACAAGATGTCCCGCCTGAGTACGTTTGCAAAGGCAGGTAAACTCAAGGTTGCGGACGAGGGGGTGCAGGATACCCTTATGGATCTGGTCAACTACACCGTCCTTCTGAGTGCCTACATCCACGATAAGGGGAAAGATAATGGGTAATAGCGGTGACCTTACGGAATCTACCCCTTTTCCACGGGTCACTAAGGCCCTTTTGAAAGACTTAGACGAGCGGTTCCCCGCCCGATACCCCAGTCTCGACTGGACCGACAGAGAAATCTGGTATCGCGCAGGGCAACGCTCCGTCATTGAGTTTTTACTTGACCGCTTTGAAGCCCAGATCGAACGAGGGAAACCCTAATGTGCCTATCTAGTAAGCCTGAAATGCCGGAGATGCCCCCACCTCCTCCTCCCGTGCCGCCACCCCCCACGCGCATGACTAAGAAGATCAAGCCTACGCCGTCTGCCGCGAGCAGGATGACTTCTTCAGGCTTCAAGGGTTCCCTCTCAAAACTCCTAATCCCCCTCAATCTGCCGCAGTAACAGATGGATTACTTTAGTGCCTCAGGTCTGTACACGAAGCTAGAAACCAAGCGAGACAGCTACCTGAGGCGTGGGCGGGATGTGGCGAAAGTCACTATCCCCCACCTGTTGACGGAAGAAGGGCACAGCCACGCCTCCAAACTGGCGACTCCCTACCAGTCCATTGGAGCCCGTGGGGTCTCGAATCTAGGCAGCAAGCTCCTCCTTTCCCTGCTGCCCCCGAGCCAGCCCTTCTTCCGTCTTCAAGTTGACCCGTTCACTCTGGAGCAACTAACGGGGATGGACGATGTACGCACGGAAGTCGAGGCTTCTCTCGCGGACATTGAGAACGCTGTTCACGGCGAGATCGAGTCTATGGCCCTACGGGTCGAGGTCTTTGAGGCCCTGAAGCAACTGGTGATCTGCGGCAACGCGCTGCTGTTCCTGCCCCCTGAGGGCCGAATGCGGATCTACAAGCTGGACCGCTACGTCCTCCAGCGGGACTACCAAGGGAACATTGAGACCATCGTGGTCAAAGAGACCATTAGCCCCGCCGCGCTCCCTGAGGAGATCCGAGCGGCCCTGCCTTCGGAGTCTACCGGAGGCCCTGAGGGGGTCGATATCTACACATGCGTTCACCGCAAGGATGCCGATACGTTTGAAACGTGGCAGGAAGTTGCTGGCGAGCGTGTGCCGGGGACCGAGGGTTCCTACCAGTCTGGAACGCTGCCCTACCTAGCCCTTCGGATGAACTCCGTGACTGGGCAGGACTACGGGTACGGCTACGCTTCCGAGTTGTACGGGGACCTGACCTCTCTGGAGGCCCTGAGCCAAGCTATGGTCGAGGCTGCTGCGGCAGCTTCCAAGGTCTTGTTCTTGGTTGACCCTGCGTCTCCTACCCGAGCTAAGACTCTAGCGGAGTCCCCCAACGGTGCAATCCGAGAGGGTCGCGCCGACGATGTGTCTGTCCTGACTCTGGGCGGCAAAGCGTCCGACATGCGGATTGCCTACGAGGCGATCAACAACATTGCCGAGCGTCTTGGCTACGCCTTCATGCTGAATACCAGTATCCAGCGGAAGGGCGAGCGAGTCACAGCGGAGGAGATCCGCTACATGGCCCAGGAACTTGAGGATTACCTCGCTGGAGCCTACAGCCTCCTCTCTCAAGAACTTCAGTTACCTCTGGTGACTCTGGTTATGTCCCGTATGCGTGAGCAAGGCCGACTCCCTGAGATCCCTGATGAGATCGTCAAGCCCACCGTGGTCACGGGAATCGAAGCTCTAGGCCGAGGACACGACCTGACGCGCTTGGATGTCTTCATTGCTGGTGCGATGCAGACCTTCGGTGCCCCCGTCCTTGAGCAGTACATCGACATTCGAGACTACCTGACTCGCCGCGCAACGGCGTTGGGGCTCCCGATCAAAGGTCTAGTGAAGTCTGAAGAAGAACTACAGGCGGCACAGCAGCAAGCACAAATGGCTGGCATGGTCCAGCAGTTCGGCCCTCAAGTTCTTGATATGGCGCAAGAGGGCGCAACCCAACCCCCCACGGAGGAGTAAATGAGTACCTACAATAAGGTCACGTTTGAGGACGGCATGGCTGGCGAGCAGCCTGTTGACGAAGCTATGGAGGCCGCGAAGGCCGAGGCTAACCCTGAGGTACTTGACGGAGACCTCGCTATCCCGAGTGAAGAAAACACGGGATACGGCGACCTGCTCGCTGATAAGTTTGATGGCGATGTTGAGAAGCTTGCCCAGGCTTATAGCGAGCTAGAACAAAAGATGTCCAAGGGTTCTCAACCAGAAGAACCTGCGGCACCTGTGGATGCAGCGGACATGGGTACAATCCAGCCGTACATTGACGAGTTTGCGTCTACCGGAGAACTGACCGATGCCTCGCGTGAGGCTCTGGAGAAGATGTTCCCTGCCGCTCTGGTTGAGGACTACCTCGCTAAGTCGGCTATGGCCCAGCAGTACGCCGCATCGCAGGAAGAACAGCATCTTGCAAACATCTACGATACCGTAGGTGGTGAATCCCAGTACGCACAGATGGTCAACTGGGCCTCAAATACTCTGTCACCAGAGGCTATCGAGGCGTTCAACGATAGCGTCAACGGCACGGCTCATCAGGCCGAACTAGCCGTTCGTGGTCTTGCGTCCCAGTTTGCGGCCAGCGGGGCACCTAAAACGCCCAACCTCCTTCAGTCAAAGCCCGAAGGCGTAACAGGAATGGCTCCTTATGAGTCCTTGAGTCAGGTCACCCGTGACATGGCAACCAAGGAGTACAAGGAAGACCCTGCGTTCCGCGCCAAAGTCCACGCCCGTATGGGTGTCTCCAACGTAATCTGAGGATCTAGTTATGCCTGAAGTCTCTCCCGGTTCCCTGTTCAGCACCAGCGAAGGCTGGTTCACTTCCATCACCACTTACATGATGAGCGACCTGATTGCGGGTAGCAGCGACTGGCGAGTTCAGTCTGCTGGTGCTGTCGCACTCGCCATCATTGTCGGCGCATACATTGTCATGCGAGCTAAGGTCAAGATGGCTGAAGCTCCCAAGGAGGGCGTGTAATGAAGCGTCTTGCCCTTGTTGCGGTCTTCACTCTGATGACCGGATGCGCCGTCTTGGAAAAGGAAGTGTCTCTCGACAATCCTGACGGCACGGTCACGGAGACCACCGTTGGCGACATCATCGCTGACTCGGCAACTCCGACTGGTGAAGCTGTCGGCACCGTAGTCACAGGCTTCACCGCCAACCCCATGCTCGGCGGCGGTGCTGCCGCGCTAGTGGCGGGCCTCCTTGCGGGGCTACGCCGCAAAAAGAAACAAGCAACGACACCCGCAGAACCTACTGTCTGACCCAGCCCGACTTTGATCGGATAACTGGCCGCTCCAGGGTACGGATTACTCAGGTGGCGTGTTGTAACCCCATGACACCCTCCAAGTTTTTTCTACCCCCTTATCTAAGGAGTCACCAAAATGGCTGACATTTCACGCCTCGGTCAAAAAGACGCAACTGCGCCTGATTACGACCTTTTCCTCAAAGTCTTCGGCGGCGAGGTTCTTACTACATTCCAAGAGTCTAACTTGCTGATGGACAAGCAGATGGTTCGCACCATCCAGTCCGGCAAGTCGGCTCAGTTCCCTGTTCTCGGTACTGCAACCGCCAAGTACGCCGCCCCCGGCGACAGTCTGGTGGAAGGTGATGACTACCTCAGCCAGATCAAGCACAACGAGAAGATCATCAACGTTGACCAGTTCTTGACATCCAACGTGATGATTGCGGACGCTGACGAACTGATGAACCACTACGATGTCCGCTCGTCTTACGCGACCATGATTGGCCGCGCTCTGGCGAAGCAGATGGACATCAACATTATCGGTGCGATCTACGGTGCGGCCTCGACGGCGACTGGCGATGTCGGCAAGCCGGGAGGTACGGTCCTCACCCAAGGAAGTGCCGACAGTGCGTCTGTCATCATCGACAAGGCGTTTGAGGCTGCTCAGGCTCTGGACGAGAACGATTGCCCTGCGGAAGACCGTTTCCTTCTTATGAAGCCCGCCGCTTACTACGCCTTGACTCAGGACCAAACTGTTCTGGATAAGGACTACAGCGATGGCTCTGGTGACTTTGCCGAAGGCCGTGTCTACAAGATCGCAGGTTTGACGATCCTGAAGACCAACAACATGCCTACGTCTGCTTCCATTGCCGCCGCCCCTGTTACGGGCATCAACAACGACATGTTCGGTGCTAATACGGACTACCTCGACACGGACTGGACGGGCGTTCACCAACTGGCTTTCCACAAGTCGGCTGTTGGCACCGTAAAGCTCGCCGACCTCTCGGTCGAAAGCGAGTACCAGCTTGAGCGATTGGCTACCCTCATGGTCGCCAAGTACATGTGTGGTCACGGCATTCTGCGGCCTGAATCGGCTGTAGCCATCACCACCTAATGTTCTAGTCGGATTCCTCCTCTCCGACACCCCAGGGGTGACCTTGAGTTTTCTCAGGGTCGCCCCACCTTTTCCAACTGAAAGACCCCTCTTATGGCTATTACCCACACCACGAAACTAGAAGCAGTCAACACGATGCTTTCGGCGGTGGGGTCTAGCCCCATTAGCAGCCTGTCCGGCGCAATGAACGCGGACGCTGTGGTCGCTCAGAATATCCTTGATGAAGTCCTGCGAGACACCTTGAGCTTCGGCTGGGCTTTCAACTCTGAAAGTAAGGTCGAGTTTGCTCCGAACACCAGCAACGAGATTGTGCTGAGTGGTAATGTAGCTCGCATTGACAACACCCCCGGCTACGACACGGACTATGATGTAGTCCAGCGGGGGACCAAACTCTACGACCGGAAGAGTCACACCTATACGATCACGGACACCCTGACCTGTGATGTGGTGTACTTCCTAGAATACGAAGAGATCCCAGAGGCGGCTCGCCGTTACCTGATGATCCGCTCTGCTCGCATCTTCCAAGACCGTATGGTGGGCTCTGCAAACCACCACGCTTACAACATGCAAGACGAAGTGAAGGCTCTTATGGACCTGAAGGATCACGAAGGCGACACCGCTGACCACTCGATCTTCCAGAACTCCGATGTCTTCCGCGTTATCAACCGTCCGACAGCCCTGAATAACTCTAGTATCAACACGCTCTAATGGCCCTAGTCAGCACTCCCGTCCCCAACTTGATTGGTGGCGTTAGTCAGCAACCAGCGTCTATGCGCTACCCCGGCCAAGCCGAGGAGCAGGACAACGCGATGTCCACGGTTGTCGAGGGGTTGGCGAAGCGTCCTCCGACTGAGCATATTGCCAAGGTATCCGATGATACCTCTGGTGACCTGCTGATCCACACGGTCAACCGGGACACGACTGAGCGTTACGTTGTAGCCTTGGGTGACCAG